GGGGATAATTATAGTTGGTTTCCCCTTTTGTTTTCGGACAACGGTCTCGGCAAGCTTCGGTATTGGCGGAGAGAAACGTAATCTCGTACAACTAACTTCCAAACTAGCCATTTGGATTTATCTCTTCTTCCCTTATGTCTATTCGGATGAAGTTTGGCTTAGCCCTTGTGGCCGGTTGTGCCTCAGTTATGTATGTGGCTTACCGACGCAGGGTAGTTCGTGGGAAAATGTTGCCCAGAAATCTGCAAATTGAAAACTCGCGGGTGGTGTTGAAGGTGTTGAATTCTCAGTCTGATGGAGTAGACTTCCCTGAAGAGGATTCGGTGGATTCCTCAGGTCCTGTGATTCTCATAGGATCTGTTGAAGTTAAGCTGCCGGCCCCTGTTACAGTGAAGCGTAAACCTAAAGCTAAACACAAGAGCATGCCTTTTATCACCAAGCTTATTAATGCCGCCAAGGTGCATTTTGATGGAGTGCCCAAACCTACCGAGAGTAACCACATGGCTGTCACTCGTTTCATTAAGGACTACTGTAAAGAACATGGAGTCGATGATAACCAGACGCGTCGTGTGTGTGCTATCGCTGGACCTCTTATCTTGTCACCAGATCGCACTGACATTATGTCCCGCGCGTTCCTCTATGGACCGGAGTTGTCCAAACAACGGGCTGAGTATGCCGCTGCCGCGTCAACCATTTCTTGGTTTGATGCGATCGTGGCCGCGCCTCTCTCTTGTCGGGCTTGGCGCCGGGCATATTTAGCACTTATGGGGTACCCTGATTCAGTGGGGTACCAAATGGTAAAATAGGGGTGCCTTGAGCAGCTCGCCGGGGTGTGTACTAAGGTACACAGGGGCTCCCACCCGGATTTGGTCGAGCGTGCTTATGGAGGTCGCCCCAAGTTGCGCAAAATGATGCGGTTGGGTGGTTTAGGAACTGGCGCACAGTTCGGTGTTCACAATAATTCCCTTCGAAATCTGAGGCGGGGACTTATTGAGCGGGTCTTCTTCGTAGAAGATGCTTCTAAGAAGCTTGTACCCGCTCCAAAACCACTCTCAGGTGTCTTTGAAGAGCTTAACTATTTTCGATCACGGCTTCATGCTATTGTTGGTTTGCACTCCCGGGTATCAGAGGATGCTTTCTTATCCTTCTACTCAGGCCGGCGCCGCACTATTTATGAAGCTGCTGTGAAATCATTGTCCGAGCTCCCTGTTCAAAGACAAGATTCTTTCCTTAAAACATTCGTGAAGGCTGAAAAGATCAATTTTACTGTTAAACCTGATCCAGCCCCACGTGTTATACAACCTCGGAACACTAGGTATAATGTAGAGGTTGGTAGATACCTACGACGTTATGAACATTATCTTTATCGGGGTATAGACAAGATATTTGGTGGGCCCACAATCATTAAGGGCTACACTGTGGAACAAATAGGTGGTATCGTTGAGGAAGCATGGAACCGATTCGACAGCCCGGTTGCTATCGGGTTTGATATGAAGCGGTTTGACCAGCATGTGAGTGTTCCTGCTCTTGAGTGGGAGCACTCATGTTACCTCAAATCTTATTCCAATGATGCTCACCTTAAGACATTACTGTCTTGGCAATTAGTTAACAAAGGTGTGGGATTTGCTAGTGATGGTTCTATTAAATACAAGGTCAATGGTTGTCGGATGAGTGGTGATATGAACACTTCTATGGGCAATTGCTTGCTCGCTTGCGCTATAACACATGCGTTTATTCGTCAGAATAAGATTAAGGCTAGACTGCTCAACAATGGTGATGATTGTGTACTCATTTTCGAACGTGAATGTGCCGCGGTGGTAAAAGCCGGCTTAGTAAGGCACTGGCGAAGATTCGGATTTCAATGCGAACTCGAAGGTGATGCTGATATTATCGAACATGTTGAGTTTTGTCAAATGCAGCCCGTTTTGTCCCAGTCTGAGAATAGCAATTATATTATGGTGCGTAACCCGCATGTCAGTTTGTCTAAGGACTTGTGTTGTATCGGCCCTTGGAACACTATTGTCCATGCTAAGAAATGGATCCAAGCAGTGGGGCAGTGTGGTATGTCACTATGTGGCGGATTACCCTTGCTCCAGGCCTATTACGGGGCCTTTATCCGTAATTCCACCGGAGTTGACACTAGTAAGATCTTGCTTGATACATCTTTTGCTAGTGGCTTTCGTGAACTTGCCAAGCTTGGTAAGAGACAACAGGGGGAGGTGCCTGAAGAAACACGGTTTTCGTTTTACCTGGCGTTTGGGATTTTGCCCAGTGTGCAGGTAGCGCTTGAACAAGACTTCAACAACCATGTTATTAATTGGGAATTTCTCCCCCAGGGATCCCAGCCAAGTCCACCAATATCATGTCTTCTCCAGAAATTAAAGTGAATTTGAAGGAACGTTCTCGATCTGTTGAGTCAAAGGAGCGAACGGGAAAACAGTCTATGGGCAGAAAGGTGGCCAATGATGCCATCTCCGCTAAGAATCAAGGTATGATGGGGGCCAGTGTGTACTACGCTGATGAAATTGTGGTTAATATTAACTTCAACTTTTAATGGCGTGTTGTCACGACGCCCCCAGGGATACCTTAGTGCCATTCCTAGCAATTATCATCTGCATTCTGTTAATACTTATTAGCTTCTTGGGCCAACAAGAAAGATCGTATCATCACATAGATAATAGCTCTATTAAAACTCAGTACGTAGGCATCTCAACTAATGGAAAGTAAGAATGGGAAACCTTCCAAACAACAGCGACGACTTTTGGGTAAACAAGGTAAGGGGTTGGTGGCGACGTGCGAGCAGGGAAAGTTACAGCTCCTGTGGCTGTTGCGATCGCTGTCCGTGGAAAGCGCCCTGCTATCACTCCCGCAACAGTAATACCGTCGTCACTCACAGAGAATACGTTACCGATGTCTCCAACTCCTCAGGCGTATTTGTTAACAATTCCAGTGGTAGTTCTTCAGTATTTCGGATTAACCCGTCAAACACTCGAGTGTTTAACTGGTTGTCTAGCATTGCCGGATCATATGATTCTTATAAGTTCACACGGGTACGATTTACCTATGTACCTTACGCCGGTTCTAATACTCCTGGAAGACTCTACCTTGGATGGGATGCTGATTCACAAGATGTTATTCAGCCAGATAGAGCATCCTTAGCAAATTTTAGCCCTACTTCGGAAGATTCGGTGTGGACAGACTCGTACCTAGTGATACCAGTGGATCGTGAGTGGCGGTTTGTGGATGACACAAATATCTCCTCCCGTAAACTAGTGGATCTGGGACAACTAGTTCTAGCCACCTGGGGCGGTGTGGATAATACAGTATGTGGCGAAGTGTATGTTGAGTACTCAGTTGAGTTGCGTCAACCCCAGCCTCCTTCTGGATTTGTCCAGGTAGGGCGGGTCGACGTTCCGGGTATTCTCACTTTCACTGGACCTGCTTTTGTGCCAGCCTCAGATTTGTCAATCTCTGATACTAGTTTCTCATTTAATCTTAATACCGCTGGACAGTACGCTCTTAGTATCGACTTGCAAGCTACCACATCTGGTACATTGACTGTAGCTGGGAATTGCACCCTTTTGGGTGTAGTTAAGTCACAGTTCGCTAGTGGTGTAGGAATATACATGTGTATAGTCAGATCCACTGGTGGACCAAATTCCGCGGCTAGCATCTCTATCGGAACGCTGACTGGCTTGTCGCGAGTCCAATTTTTCTTGTCCCGTGGTACTACCTCCGCAGGAATTCGCGTGACCTGCATAAGCTCTGAGAGGCATCTCAGTTAACAATATGCACGAGCTGTCTTGTAACACAGCAATGGAGTAAGTGTACTCTGGTAGCAATGGGTGGGGTCGATTTCCTACGTCTAGCTTTGGCCGGCTAGCGTCTCTCGTAGTGGGGAAATAACTCATTGAGACCAGCTCAGAACGCTGACATTGTCTGTGTTTGGATAGAGGGCTTGGGGAAAACTCCGTAAGGAGGGGCGCCCGAGAGCCTAGTAACACCAAATTTATAAACTAGGGGGGACCGTTAAGGTCTCCCCCGCCCC